GCCCGCCATGTAGCAATCGTGATAGAAATTGAAGTCGGTAAACTGCTCCTCGTCGCCATCCTTGATGCGAAACGAAAACTGTTCCATAACGTCACGCTCTATAAGCACAACGCCAACACCGGCGGCAAGAACGCGAACCAGTCCACGTTGCGGAAATGCGTCCTTCATTCTCCATAGCCGGCCCTCGCCCTCGCCTGTCAATCCCCATACTGAGGGGATAACCTCACGGCGAACGATATACATCGACTTGCCTAAATGCTCGGCCCCGTACTTGTCAGCGAGTCTCTGCTTGTGTGCAGGGTCAACGGGGTTAGGTATGTCGGCTGTGAAGCTCGTCTCGGAGTCTATAAAATACACACCGGAAACAACAGGTTTCTCGTGTTTCAAAAAGCGGTCAATCGTATCTGGCGGGGGGAAGTTATCGCTCTCAAGCATAAAGAAGTGAGAGTACCCGCGCCGGTTCAAAAAGTATCGCCTCATGGCGTTATGCTTGCGGGCCAATAAATCAATCGCCCGCTCAACTGGATTCTCCTTGATTGTATCAATCGTCCAGCTTTTTGGGAAAATCTTGCGGGGGTTGCCTGCCCCATTCCAGAGAACATAAATGTCGTGTTTATTGCCGACCAGCTTCTCTGTGTTCTCTATCCACTCTTTTCGGCAATAGGAATGGCCGGGGTAGGTGCTTACCCCGACCATAACTCGTTTATTGTTTAGGCTCACAGCACCAGCCTTTTTAGTTAAGCGCTCGTCTTGGTATGAATACCGGAACCCCAATAGTCGTCAATCTCGACAACACCGAAGAAGGCGTTCGCCACATAGGAAACGCGCTGATAGCGGGCTTCATCTTCGGATGTGATCCAGATAACCGACTCAGGCCCGGCAGAAGCAAAACCAATCGCCTGCTCTGAGAACGCGCAGCCCCAATGTTCCGTAGTGGAATCAGAGGCTAGTTCGCGGCTCTTATAGATGGGCAATCCGGCTATGGTCTGAACAAAGCCGTTCCGCAGCATATCTTCCTGGAGCTGTGGGCTACCGCCGAACTGATTAGACGTAACCAGATCGTTAGAGAGGCCATAGGTTCCAGTGAGCTGCAACGGATGCAATACGGCCCGCCAGGGAGCCGGTGCATAGTTGTTGTCCAGGTTCGCCACCGCAGCAAACAGGTTATCGACAGTGATGGCCACCGTTGAGGTGCCAACATCATTGCCGCTATTGAAGTCATCAAACAGCGCGGCAATCGTCTTGTCGATATAGCTGCCCATTGCGTTGCCCAGGAACTGGCCGACGGGGCCAGAGGGGTCGTCCCGGTTCGACAGGATCGAGTCAACATAGACCGGGCTTGCGATTCCGTAAGGGGCAAGGGTGGCGGTCTTTTTCTCGCTGCCAAACTCTTTAAGAGTAAGGGCGGTTCCGTCCGTTACGGCTCCACCATCAGCGGAGGTCAGCTTGTGCGTCCCTCGGTTATATACCGGCCAGCTAACCGTATCAGCTGACGGATAATGTTTGCGGGAAACCAAATTCCCGATTACCATGCCATCGGTAAAGCCCATGATGGCGTTTGCCTCAATCCGCTCGACTAAAGCACCGGCTAGATACGCAGTATCTCCTGCTACACTCATTGTGTTATTTCCTTATGTTCGACACGGGAGGCAGCCGATCATACCCAGCACCAAGCGCCCATACATCCTCAAGGGTTAGAATATCACGACGGTCTAGAACATACACCGGCAACCCGGTCTCTATATTAACCCCGTGTTCAAGCCTTCGACGATTTCCGCGAACGTCGGCTATTGGGCCTTTTGTCGTGGCTATCTTCAAGTTCTTGTGTATCGCGGGGTCGTACTTCTGTTTCGCCATACGCTTCTAATGCCTCAATGATTACGCGCGCCAGGGGTGCATCCATAGTGCCCTGCGACACTATCTTTGAACAATGGGGACAATATACGGTGGTTCGATTGGCCAGCCTTACCGCAGTAATGGCCTGACTAATCTGTAACGTGGAAATCATCGGATTCCCAGCTTGTTACGCCGATGGATTTCGTCCCGCGCCTTCATATCGCCTCGTGCGATTGCTGCGCTTAGGTCTGCCCATCCCATCCCCTCATATCCGGGTGCGCCTCTGCCTGGTCGCCCAGGTTCTGTCGGAATTTCCCGTTTCGTTGTTAATTTACTTGCCACAACTTCCAACTCGGCTAATCCCAAGTTCTGGAAGCTGGTTGCGTCATCGCCAAGCGTTTCAAGCAATTCGGCCCGGCGCTTCTCGTTGTAGCCCGTCCACTGTTCCGCCAGTGGTTTCAATTCGGCTACCTCTTGCGCTCGTGCCTCTTTCTCCTGCTCGTAGAGAGTCTTGTATTGCTCCTGCTCTTCAAGACGTTTTTGCTCGGCTTCCTTCTGGGCCTTCTCAATTTCTAACAGCCGTTGCTCGGTTTCCTTTCGGCGTTCGCGCTCGGCTTGTAGGTCTTTGAGTAATCCCTTTGCTTCGGGGCTTAAATCGCCGCCCTGTGGCGTTTCGGTAGTTTCTTGCGACTCTACCGTGGTCGTTTCGTCACCCATTGATTACCTCCAATGGTAAGGTTATACCCTCAGTGTGAGCGAGCCAGCCATTGACCGCACTCGCTTCTCGTAAATCTTGTCCAACTCCTTGTCAAGCTCCCGGTCAACCGGCTCGATTAAATCACCGTCGCCTAGAATATCGCGCCCCTGGTCAGCCTGCCATTGTAGCTTTTCAGCATTGAACCCAAACCAAGTCAATACGGCCTGGTGTGGTTCGCCTTTTACCTTAATATCTGCCAGCATCTTGCCCGTAAGCGTTAAATCTACTTGCTGGCTGGTACTTGCCTGCGGTACGCCCCTCGGTGCTGCCTTGCGGTTCGCCTTGCGCTTGGCATAGCTCGTGGTGTATGACGATGAACGCGCAAAATACTTGCGATCACGAACCCACGTTCTAATCGACTCCGCGACCTTCGCCCCTAGCGTGAACCATACTTTACGGTCAGCCTCGACAAATGTTGCGAGTGGTTTACCCTTCATTACGTTTCTCTTGCGCTCTCGCGTCGGCCTCTTTGTTCTGCCGCGCCCTGCCAACATACGGCTGTGGGTCGTGTCGGCAGCCAAAGTGTGTCCCATTGGTAAATGCCGCACCAAACGCTTCTTTCGGTGATGGCCCCATTGCGATCAAATCAAGGCACTCCTGGCTAGTGAGGTCATCTATTGGCCCGTCCCATATCCACAACTGCCCTTCTGGTGCTGATTCAGCCATCTCAGCCGATACCGTACGGGAGAACTTCCGGAGCGTGTCGTTGGCTAGAGCGTTTGCCTGTGATTGGGTCATAATGTCGGCCTTGACGACTTGGCCCGCTTCTATAAGCCTCTTATATTCCGCGTTCTCTGCGCCAAGCAGTGAAGCGGCAAACTCTGCCTCTGATTGCCTGCCAACAACTGAGCGAATCATTAGATTTTTAATCTTGGTTGCTTCTAGTGTCAGCCTCGCGTCATATACTGCGAAACTGTCATTTATAAGCGCCTGCAATACCTCATCGGGTATATTCGCGACTGGCGTTGCGGCTAAGAGTGACGAGGCATACTCCACGCCCATCAATTGAGCCTGTTTGCCGCCGCCGTATTGCTGTTTAACAATATCCGGAAAGTCCACTGTTTCAAAAATCGCTAGAACTTGCGCTGTGGGGAGCCTCCGGAGCTTGGCATATCGCTCAACGCTCGCATGGAGAATCGCGTTCCAGTTGTCACCTAGTGACTGGGCTGCTTTGTCGATACTATCCAACCGGCGCACTCAATAGGTCTGCAAGCCCGTTTCCAGGCGTTGCGGCTTTGGTAACTGTCGCGTTCTGCTCGGCGTTGGCCGTAATCATCTGCTCGGCCTCGGCATCATTGAGGTCAGGGTTGCGGCGCATGGCAATCTGCGGAACCGTGATAAGGTTCTTCTGCAAGTCCCAATCGTCCCGGGATCGCTGTTCATCGTCGCTCAAGTATTCTTGCGTCTCACTGAAATCAACGCCTAACTCCGGCCCTACACTCACGCCCTTGCTGTCAAGGATAAAGCGTTCGATATTAAATAGCTCATGCTCAAAGTTGCGCCATCTGGCAACGTCACCAATCCGCTCGTTCTGTAATTCTTGATTGCGGAGCTTGATAGCAACGCCCGACTCTGCCTGTGCTGAACCCTCGACAAAATCCTCTGGCAAGTGATAGTTACGCGCCACCATCTTGTACAGGTTGCGCTCGGCCTCTATCACATCGTTGGCATTAATGCTTGAGTTGAGTATGCCAGCACTTGCGCCTTCGGGGAGCGCCAGTATCTGCGAAACGTCCCACTCGATAGATTTAGCTTGGTTCGGGTCTTGTATGCCAGTGACGTATGGCTGGCCGAAAGCCTGGAAGCCTAAACCAGCCGCAAGGATAGTCTCGTAAAAGTTAATCACGCGATTACCGGCAATAAGGTCAGGGCTTGGGAGGTGGTCATAGAAATACTCAGGTTCCTCACGCCATGAAAGCACAAACGGGAACGGCCCGTCCCATGCTTCCTCTTTTTTAACGCGGTCATTCTCATCAACAACACTGAAGCCATCTAAAGCCCACTCAACATATAGCTGGTCGTCGGTTGCGTCCGTGTTCGATGACTGTACAAGCGGGTATCGTACCCCCTCAAGGTTTCCCCACATATCAAAAAACGGCTTGAACTCTGATATGATCGTATGGTCAAGCGTCATAGTGGCTTCGTTCCAGTAGGGGTGGAACAGCTCGACCTCAAGCAGATTCGTAAACCGCTCAAGCCTCTGCATACGTTGGTGCTTGCGAGGCGTGTATTTCTTATAGTTGGCGGTCTGCGCGTCCGTGCCTGCGGTTCGCATGGCCTCGACCATGTAAACCTCGCTTGTGCGATCTGTAACGCGGCGGGTGATGTTCACGTTCGCCATAGGTACTTGTGCGATAAGCCGAGGCGAGAAAAACTTACGCGTTAATCCCTCGGTCAATGAGTTATAGTACGCCATCGCCTCGTTGCGAAGCTCCATGAATTTCGTGTACTCGGTCTCGTTGGCGTGTAGCCTGCTAATCTTAACCGCTTGTCCTGATAATTGAGGGATCATTTGTTACCTCTGGATTGTCCCGACAAACCCTCTATTGATCGGGAATAAGTATTCAACTGGCCTAGTTAGCGCCTCTGTCATGTGTGACCGCTCTGCGTCCTTCTTAATCTGGCCGTTATTGCCCCAGATTGTGCGCTCGCTGTCTGCAACTATTTCTTTGCATGATGGCTCAGCGGTCATTGTACCGTCCCGCCACATCTTATTAACGGCATTAACCCCGTCTGTAACTTTCGGGTGCTGCCTGCGGGAAATAACGTTAAACCCATAGTCCCGCAATATCTGGTGGTCTGACTTTCCCGCGCTTGAGTGCCGGGCTGATCCTGCGGGGTCTGGGTATATGTCAATGCGTGGGTACTTCTCTTTGATTGCAGCACCCATCTCAAATGTGTCGGAATCACGCAGCACGAACTCATCAAACCAGTGGATTCCGTTTGGGAATCGGTAGCCAATACAGGCGCACATTTTGGCAACATTGAAATCCATGCCGCAAATGATTCGCCCGTTGACAACATCATTCCGAACCGCAAGGTTCTTATCTCTGCGAAACGAATAGACCTGCCCTGTTGTCAAGTTCACGAACTGGCCATCCACGAAAGCCGCTATTTGATCTTCGCTGTAAGCGTTTAAAAGGCGCTTCACGAAGTCGGGGCTTAGGTGTGTGTTGTCGCGTGTTGAGGCAACAACCGGAACGCAGCCATAATCCTCGGCCTTGTCGGTGGCTAGATCGTAACCCCAGTTTAGTTGCTCCGCCGTGCCTGTCAAAAATATCTCATGGAGTGCTGCGCCCGGATGCCTAACGCGAGCGAGCATCTGATCTAGAACCTCTGCCTTCTGGATGAAAGGTTCGTCAATGCCAGCCGTTCCCAGGTTTGGCCCCTTTAGCGTGTCTGGGTCATCACCAGACCCGATCCAGATATGGCCATCCCAATTATGAATATAGAACTCATGGTCTGACTTGTTGTATCTGTACGACACCCCCGCCACATCCAAAAACGCCCGTATAGTCGGGACAACCGTTCGCTTGGCCATCGGGTAATTCGGGCTAACGTACTGATTGGGAATCCCGGCATTAATCCGGCTATTCCTAATCATCCTCAAAGAGCCGATATGCGTCTTGCCTGAACCATAACCCCCGACAAGTAGGGGCATAAACGCCTTAACCTCCCAGAATTTCCTCTGGGCAGGTAGAAACTTGTTTTTGTCTATTACGAATTTCAACCAATTTCAACCACATCATCGAGGTCACGCTGTACAAGGTCTATCGCCTGCCGTGACTTACCGAAAGCTGAATCCATTAGCGCGTTATATGCGGCCGTGTCGCCTGACTCCTTCGCCTTCTTGATCTGCGCCAGGGTGATTAAGTCCTCATAACTAATGTCAATTTCATTCCCGTCTAAGTCCTCGCCCTTAGTCATAGCCGAGAGCCATTTGCGGGCTATTGTCGAGCGATTGGGTGAGCCTTTGGGCCTGCCGTTAGGGTTTCGCACCTCGCCCTTCTTGGCGGGTATCAAATTATCGTGGCCCTTATTATTCCCTAAATTCTTACTCACAGTCACAATCCTCGATACAACTGCCTTTCCC